TCCAGCCCTCACATTGCTACTGCCACCGGTACGAGAGTGGCCACAAGTGTCAGGATTGCCGGCAACACTTATAGGTTGTCCTTCAACCCGCACACTGCTAACACCAACTGTGGTTTTAGGAGCACTATGCGGCCCTTTGCCATGCTTGCTTACAGCCAGGTTGATTGTGGCAGTGGGGATTCCATTGGTTCGTACCGAACCTACTCCTGAAAGTATTTTCCCGCCGCCTGTGTCTGAATCACCCTGTCGCTGTACTGCTGGCATATTATCCTAGTATAAGTTTCTTCTCTGGTACTTTGATACCAGTTGTCGCTTCTAGATATTTCATTCTAACCGAATCATCAGTCTTTGATACCAATGAAATACTATTACTATTTAACTTAATTTCTTCCTTGGGATCTGCGGTAAACAAGCTAGGCACTAGACCCATACCTTGCGGGCCTGGGGCAATGCTCACTGGTTCTTCTAAAACAATCCAGTCCCCGCCAGATTGTTTTACTTTGGCAACCATTTCTTCGCCCGAGTTCATTTTGAATGTGTATACCTGGTTGGGTTCTAGTGCTAGTTGTGATGACATTACATGCTTTCTGTTAATTTTTCTTTGAGTTCTGTGAACCCACCAATCAATTCTCCGTCTAGGATAATCTGTGGTACTGTTCGTGCTGAAGGGATTGCTTCTAGCAATTCTTCTCGGGTATATCCATCTCCAATTTTCTTCTCTTCAAATGGGATACCCTTTTGTTTTAATAGTGCCTTTGCTTGATCGCAATAGGGACAGTGATATTTGCTCCATACAATAGCTTGCATTTTATTTTCCTTCTTTTGATTTATCGTAGGTCTTGGCAAAGATGTCTGTTTTTACAACACCATAATCGCCAGGGCCGTGTTTGACAATGTAGTCATTGCCTTTGGTGTATTCTAAATTGCCCCATGATGCTTTTACCATACCATCATGGTCAGCAAGTCGAGCTGTCTTCATAATTTTCTTGGGCGTAGCAGTGCCATCCCTGTTGTCGTCATAGTAGGCTGCAAACTTGATGGGACTCACAGGATACTTTTCGCCTTTGGGCCCAGTAATAATCTTGTGACCCACTGTGTACGCCACAGGGCCTTCTAGTGTTTCAACCGTACCGTTGTCAGTTGCTGTTTCGTAACTGATAGGTGTTGGATGTTTGTAGGTTTCAAATCCGCCTTGGGCGAACCAATTATCGTCAATCATAGGTCTGGTAACTCCTCATAGTCAATGCTGTCGCTCATTATGCCGATAACATAATTAGTCGATTCGTTCTCCTGCAATGCAGTTTGTTTCTTGCTGGTGTCAACGTGTTTGTTGAACCAAGGAATAGGTGTACTGCGTGGGGCAGGTTCCTGGTACTTGATACCAATTTCGTTGAGTGCGTTCTTGGCAGTGTAGTCCACAAAGTCTCTCAAGATGTTGGCGTTGAGTCCAATTACAGGACCAAATTTAAACAGGTATTCGGCCCACTCTTTTTCTTCACGGATCACATCCAAGTACAGTTGGTACACTTCTGCTTCGCACTCTGCCTTGACGGCAGCAAAGCGTGGATCTTCTTTCACAACTTGATTGATCAAGAACGCAGTCCACTCTTTGTGTAGCAGTTCATCTTGCAAGATTAGTTGAATGATGTTGCCGTTGCCAATGAAGATCTTGTTCTCTACCATGGCCAATGAAGTAGCAAAGCTAACCATAAAGCGGAATGCTTCCAGTGCGTAGGAGGCATGTAGTGCCATGTAGATCGCCTTGATGTGTTCCTGTTCGGTTACCTTTTCATCTAGTTGTTTGCGACAGTTGACCACATGCAACTCTTCGTAATAATTGCCAACGCTACTGGCCATGTCTACAATCTCTTTGGTATCGTGGATTGTGTTGAACACATCCTTAGGCACATTATAGATGTTGCGGATGATGTGACTATAACTTCTTGAGTGAATATTTGTTTCAAAGAATGTCCAGTTGTAGACCAGGGCTTCTAGTTCTGGCAGACTCACAACTGGTGTAAAGATCTGGCTTGGGCCACGTCCTTGCAAACTGTCCAGTGCTGTTTGTCGAAGCAGATTTGATGTAAAGATATGCTTCACAGTGTCTGACGCATCTTTAAAGTCTTGTGAATCTTTGGTTAGAGAGATTTCTTCTGGTACCCAAAAGAACCCACGTGCCTCTTGCTCATACTTGGCAATCTTGTTGTACTTGACTTCTTCAAAACGTTGAATGGTTACAGGACCTGCAGGGTCCAAGAACATTTTGCGAGTTAGATAATCTGTTTTGGTGTTTAAATTGTATTGTGCTTTGCTCATTGAAATGGTGCCCTTGGAATAATAATAATGTTTGGAACTTTGTGACTCTTATGTTCATGTGGCTTGTTTGGTGTGCCATGAGGTTTGTTGTGTGCTTTCAGATCGGCTGACCCCAATGCTTGATCATAGTTGACTGCGCCTCTAAAACAACCAACAGCATATGGGAATTCACGGTTCAAGTGATAGTGATAGATGTTCTGCATCTTGCCGTCCCACATTACTGGATGAGTGTGTCCGTGGCATTCATCCAGTTGATCATTGGTAACCATTTTGCCATCGTCACCTCTAGGGCCATAGATACCAAAGCCATCTAGTGCATAACCAAACAGTGGTGAATGACCTTCTGTGCCTTGATTAGGGAAACACTTCCACGAATAACCGTGCAAGTGATATTGTTGAGCATAAGGATGACCCCAGCATTGGTCAATTGGTAGTATTGAAGCTGGTGAATACCATGCTACATTACTAGCGTTTGCAATCTCGGCATGCCATACCGTGCCTGTGAGTGTGACACCAATTGGCAATGCGGCAATGGGATTTGGCTTGGCACTGACTTTGGGATATTTAGGTAGTTGAATATTCAACTCATAAGGACTGATGCCAATAGCCGCGGCACTTGAATAGTCTGAACCAGGAATGCCTGTTCTAAAATCATGTCCACCGGGTGCAACACTGTAATACTTGTATGCTTCAGTTCCTTGTTGTACTGGAAAGTCGCCCATTGCAGTGTTTGGTAATCCGTTGCCTACAAAATAACGATACCGGGCATCTTCGGTTATAGAGAACACACTACCTTCTTTTGCGTAGTCTTTCGCATACTTAGTACCACTCACATATGGCATCTTAGAGATAACCACTGTGTTGGTTGACGTATCCATCCAGGGCTGGGTGCTTATTTTAAATCTTGTGTTTGCAGGAACCACAGCAAGAAAATCTGCAGCCATGTATAGTCCATTCCGTTGAGCCTGATACGGGCTTATGGTTCCGGCGCTTAACAATGTTGTTGGTGCGTCTTGGGCCGCAACCACATGACTACACAGCGCCAATAATAATGCTAATAAGATTTTTTTCATTTTGTTTCCGTTATAATTTACATGCTTCGCAGTCTTCCTCAAGATCAAAATCAATTTCCTCCAATGGAGCAGCCTCGTCAGCCTTTTGTTTTGATCCTGCTTTGTTGATTAGACTGTAGTAGAATGTTTTCAATCCCCAATAGTGTGCCTGCATCAAGTTCTTGGCAATCAAGGTTGTGGGAACCTTACGGTCTGCAAAGTGTGCGGGATTGTAAAATGTGTTTGTGCTGATTGACTGATCAATGTAGGCTGCTAGTACTGCCGCAGTCTTCAAATAACCAGCACAATCCTTTTGTGCCCACATCTGTTGATACTTGTTTTTCAACTTATGGTACTCGGGCACAACTTGTGTGAGTGATCCTGCTTTGGATTCTTTTACACTGATTAGACTCATGGGCATTTCAATACCATTGGTTGAGTTGATCACAACTGAACTAGATTCCACAGGAGCAATGGCCATTTGTGTGGCATTACGCACACCATAACTGCGCATTTCTGCACGTAAGCCTTCCCAGTTCAGTTCGGGTGTGAAGTCTGTCAAGTCGTTGACACCTTTGGCTCGCAATTCCCAAGGGAAGATGCCTTTGCCGTAGCGTGTCTTATCCGAGTCTTTGCAACGACCACGTTCCTTGGCCAGTTCAACTGATGCTTCAGTTAGGTAGTAGGCTTGATGTTCCATCCACGTCTTGACTTCAGCCAAGGAATCTCGTTCTCCGTAGCGGAAGCTTCGCTTGGCGTGCCAGTAGGCAAGATTGGTGACTCCGATTCCAAGAGGTCGAATTTCATCGTTTGACAACTTAGACTGAATTGACAAGAAGTCTTGATAGTCAAGAATGTTATTGAGGCTACGATGCAATATGCGGCAAGCACGGCGCATGTCTTCTGGATTGCGGAACGCACCCCAATTGATTGAGCCCAAGGTACACAAAGCGATACGACCATCGCTGTCATCCAAACGTTTAAAGGATTTAGTAGGTAAAAGAATTTCACAGCATAAGTTACTCTGGTAAATTGTATGATACTCGGGATCAAATGGTCCTTGTTTCATTACGTTGTCAACGAACACCAAGTAGATACGACCTGTGTCTGTTCGCTCTTTGAGGATGCCGCCTTTGAACACTTCTTCAGCACTCATTGTTTTTGTGCGCAAATCTTTGCGCTTTTCGTATTCACAATAGAGTTTTTCAAAGCGTTCTGTATTTTGATAGAATGCTTCGTACAAGTCGGGCACTTCATTGGGATCAAAGAATGTTATGTTTTCTTTGTTCTTGAATCTTCTCCAGAAGAATGCACTAAGAACAACCCCATAGTCCATGAACCTGACACGGGTTTCGTCTGTTCCTTGATTGTTTTTAAGTACGATAAGATCATCAAACTGATGATGCCAAATAGGATAGAATACAGTAGCACTTGCATTACGAATGCCTCCTTGTGAGCAACTTCTTAAGTCACCAAACCATTTCTTTAAGAATGGTATCATGCCTGTGTGCATGATCTCGCCACCACGAATGGGCGAGCCCAACGGACGCAGTCGTCCAATTTCTAAACCAATGCCTGCACGTTTGCTGGCATACTTGGCCATCATTTCTCCGGACGCGAAAATACTGTCCAAATCATCATCCGAACGAATAAGAACACAACTACTAAACTGTTTAGTAGGTGTACCAAGCCCTGCCAACACAGGCGTGGCCAATGTAAAAAGTCCGTCGCTGGCTGCTGTGTAATACTCTTTGATGTAGCGCATTCTCGCTGAGTTCGGTTCTTCTGCGTGAAATACAGTAGCGGCCGCGACCATGTATCTAATTTGTGGAGTTTCATATATTTGTTTGGTACTACGGTTCTTAACCAAGTACTTCTCTATCAATTGTTCGATCGCCGCATATGAATATGTTTCGTCCTTGGAGTGGTCTAGCATGTCGTTCATGCGGTTCCAATCTTCCTCTGAATACCACTCCAGCAACTCTGGAGTGTACAAGCCAGTGGCCACATTGGTTTTTACTATTTCGTACAAGTTTGGTGGCGTGTAACTGCCATACACATCTTTACGCAACATGCTGAGTCGTTGCTTGCCCGCAACAAACTGATAGTTGGTGTGCCCCACATCAGGGTTTGACTCTACGTCAATAAGGTCAACTATGGCACGTAATGTGATTTCATCAATCTCCTTGGTGGTAATTCCATCATAAAAATGCAACTGTGCCTTGATCTCTACCATGCTTTGACTTACATCTGCTGTGCCTGCACAAATTTTAGCAATCTGTGTCTGCCATTTTTCTAATGCCAATGGCTCTCTACGCCCTGAGCGTTTTACTACTGTTATTGTTTTCATTCTACTCCTACTTTATTTGTAGTTTTATTTGGTTTTGTGTTATCTGATGCCGAGTCTTTTTGGGACTCTGGTTGATATTTACGACAATGTCTCGGTCCCAATTCAATATATATTTTTCTTGGCTCACTAGGACTAAATTGTCGCTATCCACCTCTACAAGCATCGCATCCTGCAGGTCTGGCCTATCAACTATAGCTATAGTATACATGATTCCCAGCCCGCGAGCAAGTGAACAGTAGGTGTTATCTTCAAGTAGTTGCCAGGGATCTGGCCAATTTGCTCGATCATCCCAGTGCAAATGATATGGTTGCCACGGAGTGCCGAACCACCAGGAGTTGATGTTTTTTACCACAGACTCAACATCGCCGGTTTCACAGCGGCGACGAAGTTCAGTCCAGGCAGCGAGTCTCTCGCCAAAAGTCTTGGGCCACATTAAGATAAGTGCGTGATTGAATATTTAATTGCGCCGGCAGTACCAGTGCTCGATGAAGTGTAAGACACTGTTACATTGCCACCTGCCTGTGATGCTATCATGGTGATTCCGGTTGATGAATTTTCTGCATAGTCATCTGAATAGGTAAACGCAGTACCAGACACGATATTCATAGTTCCGCTTCTGTAAGAAGTATTTCTTGTGATAGCATAGTCAACTTTAAATGCTGTGATAGGATCGCTCAATCCAGTATTAACCACAAACAAATTTCCTGATGTGTTGTCTGCTAGTACATCTGCTACACCAGTGGTACGAGTATACTCGCCCAATTGCATTTGATTGGCAATAGTAGTATTGGCAACACCATTGGTTAGATAACTTACGCCACGAATGTTCATGCCCAACACAATAGACCCTGTGTTGTTCAGTGCCACTCTAGGATGACTAGTGGAGTCAAGAGTATTGCGCTCAAACAAGTCACCGATGCTGAGATTGTTATCAGTATCAATGTCAATCACTGGTGTAGTAACCACGCCCAGGAATATGTTACCAACATCGTAGAAAATATTATAAGCAGATGCATTTAGTGTAGCACCCGAAATTACTATGCCTTCGTGATAGATATTATCAAAAATGTTTTCTACAATTCGTACACCAGTGGGATTGGTGTCTAACACCACACCTTGATACAATATATTGAAATAACTTCTGCTGATGGTACAACCTCTGATCACTTGGTCAGTACTAATACCATACGTGGCGCCGTTGAATGTGCATCCATCTATGTTGATTTGTGTACATGGCAAACTTCCGGTACTGGCAAAATTCACACAAGACAAATTGTCACTGGCAGTGCTTGCATCTGCCACAGTGAACGGTCCGGTAAAACCAACATTGGTCATAGACATATTGTTGATGTCTTCGATCAAACAAATGTTGTGACTGCTACTGCTGTCGTTAGCAGAATTAACTGTGGCAAATCCCAGACTGGATATTTCAACATTCTGCGGAGGCGTAGCGCCATTTGTACCAATGTCTACTCCGGTTTGTTGCAGGCTATCTGCTGTTCTGACCACATACTCGGGCAAATTTCCCGGTGTAGTTGAACTCTGATTAAGTTGCCAATATGTAGTATCAGTCGGTGCAATAGAACTTCCTGGGCTGGCCGGGTCTTCAGCTGGCACATTAGACAAAGCACGATAATAACTGCCAGTGACATTGTAACGAACCAACACACCTTCGGCATAAGCAGTAAGTGGTACCCAGTCGTTTACCTCAAAGTATATGATACTGGAATCGGCCCCTTCGCCATATAGTTTTGCAAATGGTGGCACCAGTATTGTATCAGTTACCAGGTATGTACCTGCAGGGAAGAACAAACTTCTGCGCACCTGTGTGTTGGCCTGTCGGCAATACAATTGATACAGTGCTCGGTTAATGGCTGCGGTATCATCAGTAACACCATCACCGGTGGCCCCAAAGTCTGTGACAATAGCATAACTGTCTAGCCTGCTTTGGATACTCTGTGTCACTGGCGAACCCGATGTGGCACCTGTTTGTACTGTGTACCCGCCAGCATTGCCTTGATAGGTGTAGGCAGTGACATAACTCAGTAAATCTGAGAATTCTGTCAGAACTTCGGTGTTTCCAACAGCAGGAGCACCTTCTGCCAGTTCGCCATTGCCAATGTAGAGTTGTCTGGTATCAACGGCCCAACCTAGTTCTGCTGAAGCCAATGGCTCAGGTAAGTCTGTTTTAAGACCTTTTCGTTGTGTAATTCTAGATATTTGTAAAATGGCCACGATGATTCCTCAATTGATCACGTATTTAGCAGATAATACTGTTCAACCTTGCGCCACCACAAGTCTCTATATTTGTCGTACTCAGCACCTTCTAGCACAAACTCTTGATATTCTGGGGGTTTAATGATGTTAAATTGATCGTCAAGATCTGGCTTGACGCACATTAGAATAACACCCTTGCGTATGCGTGTGCCGTGCAATTCATTGTGGGCTTCTGCATAGGCACACAATTGCATAAAATATTCATCAATCCATTCACGCTTTTTGGGCTTGTTGGTTTGTTTGTAGTCCAGGATAGCTTCTTCATTCAAGTGTACCCCTGCTCCGTCTGTTGTACCTGCATAGATACCTGGAAAGTATAGCGGAACTTCAATTCCCCAAAACTCTGACACATTGCACAGTCCTTTGTCCACAACAACTTGAGCCATGGCATGACTGGGCCATGAATAAGGATTTGTGCCCGGTTCTTTGATCACACCATCACGCACATACTGCTCAAGATATGTGTGCATACGTGTGCCACGATTGGCAGCTTCTGTGGTAATCTGTTGTGCCTTTTCTGCACCCACACTTCGCCGCCACCGATTGAGAGCTTCAATTTTGTCCGGGCTTTTGGTCTTGTCAAGTATAGTAGTTACACTAGGAAGATTTTGGCCATCTGGCGTGGCATAGAAACGCTTGCCCTCTAATACCACACGTGGGATGGGCTTGTAATCAAATTTTGGATTGTACATTGTTAAGTTAAGTCGTGTAAGCCGTATGCAATATCATGTACTGGTCGGGCGGTGTTGGCTGTGTTATAAAAAGAGTGATATGTTTGTTGATCTTCGGCAGTGAGTAAATCATACAATCGAGAATTAAGCACAAAGCTGTTGGTGCCGGTTCTTTTATCGTAGTCAGCACTGAATTGCAAATAGTCTGTGAATGTTTTTTCTGGTATTGCAGCCGGTTGTTGCAATAATTCCAACATACTTTTGAAATATTCATGTTGTACTTGTGTAGTAGGATACTGTTTGAACAGCGGGTGTTCTACCACTTGTTTCAATAGTTCTATCAGCTGAGGACGATACCTGTCAGGCAAGGTTTCTACCATGATAGGTGCAGGCCTATTGATGTGTGTGGTCTGCAAATAGATGTCGACTGCGTTTTCATTACACCAGGTGTGCCAAAAATCCAGCCAGTCATGTGCATAGAATATATTGTTAAGGCTAAACACTGGTGTGATAAGCAGGTCATACTTGCCTGGATAAGTTTTTCTCACATGCAAGAACTCTTCAAGGTTGGTCAACACCTTGCTGAACTTGGCGGGCCAGCGAACATAGTGATAATTTTCATTTATGCTGTCAACGCTGGCAAGAAAATGCACATGCCTAAACTGCAAAAACCGTTCGCGCATGTCTTCAAGGCTGACTACCAAGCTAGTGGTAACACGGATTGCAGTTGTTGCAGCAAGTCCTTCCTCAATCATCCAATCAAGTAACTTGGTAAACCCATCTTGTAACAATGTTTCGCCACCAATGGGATGAAGAATAAAGTACTCGGACTCTGCATGCTTTTGCCGAATAGTATCAGTCATCGCTTTCCAGTATTCGGGATTGTCTGCAATGTCTAGATCCACACCCGATTCAGATGGCACACGCATTTTCTCTGACCAGTAACTGCTGTCAAAACTGTTGCAACTTCTACAAGCAAGATTGCAACGATTTGAAAACTTCATGCCAACTTGAAAGTCTGGCGTCTTTTTATCCTGTGAAAACTTTTCCAATGCGTCTGGCTCAAAGTTAATGAGATACTTGACTCGTTCGCTTTGTGCGCCTTCCCGCTCTATGGTACCGCATAAATGACAAGCTGGGGGTAATTTGCCATTGTTGATGTCACTCTTTAAACTCTCAACAAAATTGTTATCTGTTTCGTTATCGGTAAATCTTGTGTCTAGGTTACAGCACACTGTTATTTTTAATTTTTCTTCGAGTATTCTATAATCGTAGTTGTTGAATGGCGCCACACACAGATGTGACTGGTCTTTGATCCATTGTATTTTATTTTCGATCATTTAAACTCTGAAACTTTCTCCACATCCACAGCGGTCACGTTCGTTCTTGTTGATAAATTCAAATCCTTCGTTGAGTCCGTTGCGCTTGAAGTCTATAATCATACCGTCAAGGTAAGGCATGTTCTTGGGATCTACAAATATCCTAACTCCATTGCTATCGTAGTGTCGGACACAATGCAAGTTGGGATTGTCTACGTATTCTAGCACATATGCCAAGCCCGAGCAACCTGTGGTTTTAACGCCAACTTGGATGCCTTGACCTTTGCCACGTTTGGCAATGCTCTTTAAGATTTTATTGGCAGCTATGTCTGTTACTGTGATCATAATACTGTGATGTCTTGGCGCCAGGGCTTTTTCAAGTCAGTAAATGTAATCGGCTTGTAGTCATATGATTCTGGACAAAATTTGCATTGATCAATTACATTATCAATATTGCCCAAGAATTCTGCGCCACGAGTGTCAAACTCGTCAATAGTCAAGGGTTGGTAACCTTTCATCAACAAGCGATCTTCGTCCGAGATATCAAATTGATACTGCTCATCAAATTCTGGCATCAAGGCAGCAGGACCGCACTTGTAGATCTTGCCACGAATCATGTGATAGTTTTTGAATCTAGCAAACGCACAATTATCATGTGCCTTGACAGGATCGCTGTTGTACAGTCCAAATCTTCCATTGGGTAATTCTAAGATGTTGCTTTGTACAAACTTGTTGCTCATCCAGGCATGCACATAGTTTTTGTTTACATCGGTGAACTGAAAGTCCGAACCAATGGGATGATTAGGATCGCTAGTTTCTACAATTGGGCCTTTTAAGAAGTTTCTAATACGTGAAAAGATTTCTTCTTTGTCATCTGGGTTATGTATGCTAATACCAATCCAATGTCCTTGGCCATTGCCCAGGGCTTCATACAAGCCTCGCACTTTATCAATGCGTGTGCCATTGCTTTGAATTTGCACACCTGAATGGTCGGGCCACAGTCGTTTTAATCCTTCGACCCACTTGTTAATTTCCGGATTGAGTAATGGCTCTCCACCAAGAATAACAGGATGGCGGATATCAATTTTTTCTGCCCAGCGTTCTAGTATAGGTCCATATTCGTCCCAACTTTGCCAGCCGGCAAATTTATAATTGTTGTAGCGATTACAGCCGTTGCAGGTCAAGTTACAAACGTTTGTAACATAAAATTCCAGTTTATCAATTAAGATGCGTTGTGTCATGTTTCTTTCTGTAGTCTTCAACTGCGGCTTTGATAGCGTCTTCTGCAAGAATACTACAGTGTATTTTTACAGGAGGCAGTGCTAGTTCTTCAGCAATTTCAGAGTTTTTAATTCGCGAAGCATTATCTAATGTCATGCCTTTGACCATTTCAGTAATCAAGGAACTTGATGCAATGGCTGACCCGCAACCATATGTTTTAAATTTTGCATCTGTAATTATTCCATCTACCACTTTGATCTGTAATTTCATCACATCGCCGCAGGCAGGAGCACCCACCATGCCTGTACCGATGTCTGTATCTTCCTTGGAGAAGGAACCCACGTTACGTGGGTTTTCGTAGTGATCTACGACTTTTTCTGAGTATGCCATATTATTGTGTACAAGTTCTTTCTCGGTATGTTCTACCATCCGGTGTTTGGATTTCTTTCCAAGGTGTGCAATTTTCTTGCTGTTGCACAATTACTGGTTGTCGTTGAACAATCACAGTTTCTGCTTGCACAGGACGATTGGCAATTGCCGCGCCTACTACTCCACCAATGATGAGTGGTGCGACCCAGTTGCCGCCACCGTAGTACACAGGGGGTCCAGGATGTCTGTGCCCACCGTGATAGTGTTGTGCCAAGGCAGGAACGGCTGTTGCCGCCAAAATGAGTGTGATTAAGATCTTTTTCATCTCGATCTCCTTTAAGTTATTATACTATATATAACGCCTGCCGTCGACCAAATGTTGACAGTTTTGATTAAACGCCGCGTGGTTTATTCATTGCCGATTTGGCGGCATTGGCAACTATGTCTTGTGCTTTGTTAACAGGCATTGCAGTAGGAACTTCGGGTTCGCCAGCACCTTTGAATATGATGTCTTGTGATCCCGGAGTCATGGGTTCTAGCACTCCACTCAGCGGAGGTTGTCCTACAATTTCTTCAATGTTGTCTTCGGTAACATTGATGTTCAGACTTTGTGCAAGACTGATAAATGCACCTCGAGAAATTTGTTTTTGTGCGCCTTCGTCATCTGCACGTCCGGCAAGAAAGTTGACCAGCCCTAACAGTTCGTCGGGGCTGGGTGTTAAGGATTCCGTTATGAATTCACGGAATCGCATTATCTACGTGCTCTGCCCAGGGCAGGGCCGCCTGCGGCTGCTTCAGGGTCAACAGGCATCTCAGGCGGCATTTCTCCGCCCATTTCGGGTGCAGGTGGTGCCATACCAGCTGCTGGATCAACTGCGCCAGGAGCAGGTGCTGCCATACCAGCGTCTGGCGGAGGCGCTTGCCCAGTTACTACACCAAGTGCTTGATCCAATGCGGCTTTGGCGCCTTGAAGATTCTGTACTAGGCCAGCAAGAGCGGCTGTGGCATCTGTGTTGAATTGAGTGGCTTGGTCAATACCAACTTGGTTCTTGATTGAATCAACCAGAGCTGGCAATTCTTTGAACTGCAACTCAGTTACATCTTCCAACATACCTTGCATCTTATCAACCATGTCTTGTGCAGCCAATACCACTTGAGCTTGCTGTACTTCTGATTCATTCAATCGAGTCATTGCACGACGCAACCGGCTTTCGGCCTGCATCATTGCGGCGCCGGCTACTAGCTTTTGCTCTTCAGGATTCAGTGCTTGTCCAGCGGTGCTTTTCTTTAATGCGGCAGCCAATTTAGGATCTTTAACTTGCACAGTGTTTGGTTGTGCAGGCTTGGCGCCAGGTGCGGCACCAACACCAGCGGCTGGAGCAACAGGAATAGCTTCTTCAGACATGCGTGTGGTCAATGCCTGTTCCATCATTACCAGTTTAAGGTAACCAGGATTTTGTTGGCTTTGATATCTGTCTGACCCTGAACGATGTTCACGTAGCAGACCTTGCACACGGTGCAACAGGTGTTGAGTCTGTCGCGGTGTTAAACGGTCAAACTCAATGTTAGAGCCAAAGTAACTTTCGAAAACTTTAGCGATTTGTTTTGTTGGCGACGGGGCGGCCAGTTCTTGCAGTTTCATTTGAGAATCCTCTAATTTGCATATATTTAGCCGAAATTAAACATTTCTCTAATTCGGCATCAACTGCTTCCATGTGATCAATCTTGCGTTGAAGTTTGATGGAAACACCTTCGTAAAAATCTTCGTGCTTGCTACGGTCTGCAAGCGTCTTGCGGCAGTGTATATCCGCCGCTAGACTATGTTTTTTGGTATCTAGTGTGTGTATCACTCGTGCCAGTGTGAGTTGGTTGTGTTGATCTGCAATACACCAGCTGATTGCACTGCGCTTGCTACCAAATGTTATAGAATCTTGATTTTTAATATTAACTATAAACTTGTATTCTATAGGCACAATATTGTATTTTCCAAAAGCCAAGATGCCGCCGCGACCATCACTCACAATCAACTTGTCAGTTAGATTGAGTATTTCTTTTGCGGCAAAGGCTTCTAGCTTGGTTTGTTTGTTCATTTAATTATATAATGTGACACTAGCCACCCAACTGTTGCAACCAGGAAGCCAATGATGCCTATCCCCCAACCAATCAATTGATCATTACGCTTGGCAGCCATTATTTGTACCATATCGTGTACTTCATTGATGGTGATTTTTAAACTGTCAACATTGGACTCAAGAGTCTCTAATTTAAGTTCTAGCAATTTATATCGCTCGGCACATAATTCAACGTGCGCTTCAAGACTCTTTTTCTCAATATCAGTTGTGTCCATTATTGGCTCCCATCATTTATTTATGGGTTCAAACCAAATGTTCTGATTTGCGCCTTCGGTTACTAATACCGCCTGCTCAGTGAGATTTTCTGTTAATCCTGTGAGCATGGGCACGCCTGCACACTCATTTACCAAGCCAGTTAAGTCGCCAGCATGCCCGGTAGTACTGTATACCTCACCGTGTTCAACTTCAAATTCAAATTGCCAGGTGCCCGAATCGCTGCCATAGGGAACCACATCTATTGGTTGTGTACGCAAGCTGATCAGTTGATTTAGTGTTTCCCAGTTGCGCTGTTGATTCCTGGCAAATGTCCAGTCGTGTTGATTTTTAATTGTGTTGCCAGCACCATCAACAAATGGTATCTGGCTGGGTCTAAAATGACCAGTGATGCCAGTGGCCGAGCAATCAAAAAGGGTTCTACAGAGGATTCGCATTATAGGAGTATTTAACGGCCAACAAAAAACCCGGGATATTTCTAAGCCGGGCTTGTTGTTAATCAATGATTGATTAGGTCGATAGCTTGAAGCCAACGCTGGTTGCACTGTCTAACTGATAACCTGTGTAGGTAATGTTAGCGGCGGCCAAGAAGGTAGCGGCGCTAGTGTTTGTTGTAGCATTAGCGAAAGCACCTGTTGGGTAAGTAGCGAAACTCAATACTGTGCCGTCAACTTGATACATTGCGATTGTAGCAGTTTGTTGGATAGCTTGAATAACGTTTCCAACGTACTCTTGAACACCTTGTTGTGAAACAACGGTAGTGTTAGCAACAGCACGGAAGAAGTCTAACTTAGGACCAGCTAGGTTAACTGGTGTAGCGGCTGTAGAAGCTGATGGGCTTACTGGGCCGTTTTGTACGTCGATTGCGAATACCGGTTGGGAATCGCCATTTACGGGTGTTAAATATGCCATGATAAATTTCCTTTAAGTTTGTGACCCACTACGGGTCTGCTTTTATTTAGTCAATTTGGAAAAATCACGTGGGTTGAGGGTTATTTCTCTGTCGATTTTGAGCGGCAAAAGCATTGGGATCAAAGCGATTCACAGCTTTAGCATAGCCTGCAGGTGTGGCCATGACCCAGCCTTCTTGTCCTGGATGCTCTAGATCTGCTTGTTTTAGAATGTCCATCTTTAGATCATGCAACAGTATAAACGCAGTAAAGGCAGCGGCCAGTGCAGGGGTATTGCTACTGGGGCTTTCTAGGTACTCCACAATGTTGCGGAACTTGCTGGGCGTTACTCGGCTTTGTAACCACTCACCAAACTCAGGTAATAGTGTGGCAGGATTTAGCGGAGCACCAACCTTGGTATTGATATAGTCCACGCATAGTTTGGCAAGGTCTGTGATCTTGTGTGCTCGCAGTTCTGCAGGATTGAACAATGTGGCAATATCTGCACCATCTGTGCGAATCAGTTGCTTGAGTTGTTTGACCTTGGCCGGCTCTGCAGACAGGGCTCGGGGAGTTGCAGGACGCTCCAGCATGAGCCCGGGCACGTCATTGAATTTTACACCACTCAAGGGCTGACGTGCATCGCCTACATCTGAGTACATGCTGTGTACTGCAATGCCCATTTTGCTGTTGCCAATACGCTGTCCCAAGTTACTTCGGGCTGGAATTTTGTACTCGATAGTGTTGGGGCGGAACACATAGTTGCCGGCAATTTCTGGAGGTGTTGACATGTACAATAGATCACCTTTGACGTAGCCGCGGAAGTTGGGAGGTAGTGTGGCTTCAAGCACAGGGAATAGCTGTGCATACAAGTTGATTAATTCATCACGATTACCAGACCGTGTGCTTTGTATTTGTGCCATCATTTGAGGACTAGTAGCAAGACCGTCGTAGCCTTTGGC